CGGCCGTGTCGGTCAGGTCTTCCAGGTTGAAGTACATGTACGCCGTGCCGCGATAGGCGGGCGTGGTGCCGACGCCGCTGATCGTCTGCTCCATGAAGACGTTAGGCGTCTGCGTCTCGGCCCCGTTGTGGAAGAACTTGTTCGCCATCCACTGCTCGGACTCTGCCAGCATCAGCGAGCCGGTGCGAACGTCATAGACGAGTTTGTCGTTTTCCCAGCAGCGCAGGATGCCGCCGATGCCCTCTGCGGGCGCCTCGCAGATCGCCACGGCATAGCAGCGATAGACGACATTGACGTCCGTCTTCGGCGCACCCTTCTCGCCTGTGACCGTCTCCGTCGTCTTGATCGCCTCGCCGAATGCGAGGATGTAGCCGGTACACGTCGCAGTGCCGTAGATGATGGCGCGCGGCTGTCCCTCGTTGGAGGTCTGAACCGGGAGTTCGCCGAGCTGCGGGCCTTGGGCGACAGCAGGGTCGACCACTTGCCCGAGGATCGAGCCGACCATGAAGCCGAGCTGCGGGTATCCGAAGTACGCGCCGACGACCGCGCCGACGATGGGGAGTACCTGACGAGCCATTAGACAGGCCTCCGAAAAACGGCGCAGATCATTGCGAGGTGAGTGGCATCGAGGCCGTGTTCCATGACGCGGCCGACCTTGTCGTGACCGGGGCCAGAGGCAGAGCGAAGCCCGCGCTGGCCGTTGGAATGAATGAGGGAAAGACCGTGGATCTCGTTCGTTCCGACAATGCCCATGTGGTGAGGCAGGAGGTCGAAGCGGATCACTACCACGTCGCCGGGCTGCAGCAGGGCGCGCGGCACGACTTGGCCGACAGCACCTTCCCAGACCGGAGCGCCGAGAGCTTCGCGACAAACGCGCATCATCCCGTCGCGGTGGGGCTCGCGCCCATAGCGGGACAGGTCGGGCATGACGACGCCCGCCTCGGCGTAGGCGCACCAGACCAAGCCAGCGCAGTCCACGCCGCGGCGATCGCGCCCGCGATGCTTGAACGGCACACCCTCGAACGTGCGCGCGGATTCGACGAGCCGGCTCATCCCAAGCCCTTGCCGAGAGACGCGCCAGGCGTGATGACGGAATCCGACTCCTGCGGCTTAAGGTAAGGCTCGCCGCGGTAGTGCAGCACCCATTCGGTGGAGTGGTGCGCCTGGCAGCCGTTCGCGCCCTCCCACCACTTGGTGCAGTCCGCGCGGATCTGGAAGGTGTCGCCGGTCTGAACCGGGAACATGGTTTCGTCATCGAGCGACACCACGCCCGCGCCGGGCTGCTCCTCGACGTCGTACTGTCGGCCGGCGTTGTCGCCTGCGATCCACTTCACCATCCCCGGTTGATACGTCGCCGCAGCATCACCCATGCCGGCAGCGGTGAACGTGCGGTTCGTCTCCAGGCCCACAGCCGTGACGGTGAACGTCGCCGACCACAGCGCGCTGATGTCCTTGCCGCAGGGATGGCGTTCGGTGAATTCAGCGCCCTCTGTGCCGACCGGCTGGCTGCCAAAGGTAGCGCGACAGGTGCGCGAGCTTTTCTTGACGATCGGCGTTTTCAGCTTCTTGGCGAGGCTGGTGATCTCGTTCCAGAAGGTCATGCCCTCCTCGACGCGGATCTGTCCAAGCTCGCCGCGCGTGATGGCGATGTGACCCATGGACAGGTCCATGTAGTTCGCCCAATAGACCCAGTATCGCGCGTAGTCGTAGACGCCGGAATTCAGGATCTCCTCGGAGATTCCCATGTCCCCCTCGGGGACCAGGTGCTGCATCTCGCCGTTGTCTACGCCCATGCTCGACGTTGACTGCAGCGTCGACGGCGTCATGCCGATGGTCGCCGAATAGGTCAACTCCCCTCGACCGAAGTCCCATGTACGGTCTTGATCGAGCATCGTGCAGCCGACAGCCGGGTAGCCCGACGTCACTGGCTCGATGTGCATGAACAGCGTCATCGTCGTCTCGCCCGAGTCGAGGTGCGCCTGAAGCGCTGGGGGGACGTACCTCATGGCGTGAACGCCTCGACGATCTCGACGGTGCATTCAGCAAGGGCGCGGCCGGGCCGGTCGAAGGGAACAAAGTCGGCGCCGAAGCGGACGCGCAGATCGAACTCGAACCTCGCCTTGATGACCTGACCAATGGGCCACGGCGCCGTCGGCGTGACCATGCCGGTTAGGGCGTTGGTGGTGACAGCGATCGGCGTCCCGTTGGCAGTCACGACGACCGTGCTCGTGATCGGCAGCAGGATCGTCCGGACGTAGCTCTCGGTCCCGAAGGTGTAGGTCTTGGTGAGTTGGCGCGGCGTGCTGGTGCCGTCACCGACCGCCATGGCCTGATCGATGGCCCGGTAGTCGTTCCAGTCCTTGAAGCGGAAGCTGTGAACCTGGCCGCGCGCCGCGATGAAGGCCGCAAGGATCTCGTTCTGGCTCTCTGGGTCCAGCACCGAATAGTTCGCGGTGTAGCGGTGATGCGGCATCGACCAATTGCCGCGGCGCATAGCAAGGCCGTTCGCCATCTGACGCACGAGCGTGCTCCACTCCGGGCCGCCGCTGAAGCCGACGTTCACGCGCTGGCTCAGGCGCGTATCGATGAAAGTCATGCGAGCCTCCGGGCGCGGCGCTGCTCGAGCGACAGGCGGTTTGCGAGTTGGTTGCCCGTCTCGCGGTCTACTCGGCCGTCAAAGTTGACGTTGACGACGTTCGTGTTTCCGCCGCCGAGCGCGTGGTTCGGGACGACGGTCCCGGCCTGGCGCGGAATGAAAAGTTCCGGGCCGCGCTCGCCGACCATCGACACCCGGCCGACTGGCGGCTCGCCGCCATTGGCGAAGCCGGCGACCGTTCCCCACCCGCCTTGCAACTTGATCAGGTTATCGAGCGCATCGCCCGACATGGAGTTCGCCGCCGTGGTGGCCGCGCTGTTCGACATAGCACCGCCGAGCAGGCTCCCGAGCAGGCCAGCACCCGAGCCGCTGTCGTTCGCTGCGCCACCGAAGGAGCCGCCGACCGACTGGACATAGAGCGGGGTCGCCATCGTGGTTCCGCGCGGCACCGAGCCAGAGCCGGACTTGCCTCCGCCCAGGCCGAGGACGCCGAGCCAGCTTTCGCCGGTTTCCTTGTTGCTGGTCAGGCCGCCGAAGACCTTCGAGAACATCGAATCCTTGTCTTCGAGTTGGCCCTGCAGAAGCTCCGCGAACGGCTTCGTGAACTGCTGCTCGACGATGCCGGCCATGATCTGCTTGCCGATGCGCTCGCCGAACTGCTTGGCCGCGTCGAGGTTTTTGCCGCCAGACCACAGGAACTCCGTAACGGCGTCGTTGCCGCCCGACAGGATGTTCGACATCAGCGAGCGAGAACGCCCCGCGGCGTCGTTCACATAGTCGACGTAGTCGGCCAGCGCCGAGGTGGCACCGTTGCGCCAATCCTCTTGCTTGGCCTTCAGGGCGTCGAAGTAGTTCTGTTGCGCGGCGAGTGCGTCGTCGAGCGCCAACTTGATCTTGGCGACCTCGTCCTTGTAGGCATCCGAGCCGAGTTGATTCTTCTCCGCGGCGCTCTTGGTCAGCGCGCGCTGGTAGCCTTCGAACTCGCGGCGGATGGTGCGCTGCGCCTCGACTTCGCCGCGCGCGCGCGAGCCCAGCCCGAAGGCTTCGAGCGACCGTTCCTGCTGGTCCTTGCGGCTTTCGCTCGCCGAGGCGATCGAGATGTTGATGCCTTCGATCTGGCGCGCGAATTCCTTCTGGTTGCGAAGCTCCTCCTCGGCGAGCTTGGCGGCCTGCTTCTTGAGTTCGACCTGCTTCTCGATGGCGACGTTCTGATCGAGCTGAGCGACGATCGCGGCTTGGTTGGCGAGAAGGCTCTTTTGATCAGCCGTCAGGACGCCCTTGACCTTGAGGTCGGCGAACAACTGGAGGTACTTCGCGCGCTCCTTGTCGGCAGCCGTGAGCTTGTCGTCCAACTCCAGTTGGACCCTTAGGGCTGCCTCTTGCTGGCGCAGCGCCTCGAGCGTCTTGGTGCCTTGGTCGTCGTGGAATTCCTTTGGCTTTGCGCCCTTGGCGTCCTTGAACTTGTCGTTGATGTTGGCAACGAGCTTGTCGTACTCCGGGCCGCTGGCGGACTTGCCGAGCGTCTTGAAGTCGCGGTCGAGTTCGGCAATCGCCTTCTTGCGCTTGTCGGCGTTGCTCTGGACTTCGTTCGACAGGGTCTTGAGCCGGTCGGAGGCGCCGATCTTGGCCGCGGCGTCGCGCGCTTTCTCGCCTTCGGCAAAGGCGTTCTCTTGCTCGCGCAGCGCGCGGCGCGACAGATCATTGACGTCCGAGGATTGCTTCGCCACTGCGGGGCCATACAGCGAGCCAAACAGCCCGCCTCGCGACGCCTGCGCCTGACTGGCTGCGAGCTTCGACTGCGCCTGATTCAGCGCCTCGCCGATGGACTGTTGCCGGCCGACGCCGAGCATCGCATCCCATGCGCCCTTTGCGCCATCGGCAAGAGTGCGCCAGCCGCGCTCGAGCGAGCCGGCCGATGCTTCGACCTTCTGCAGCCGCAGAGTCGTCTCGTCGGCGAGCGTCTTCTGCGCGAGCGCCGCCGCGGCCTCCTTGTCCCCCTGTTCCTCGAGCGCGCGAATGCGCTCGTAGGTCGCTAGGTTCAGGTAGTGCATCGACTCGTTCAGCTTTACCGATGCCTTGGTGGGCTCGTCGGCCAGCTTGACGAAAGTCGCGGTTGCCTCGTCGACCGACTGGCCGAGGACGCGGTTCATCAGGACGACAGCCGTCCCGACGTTTGTCAGAGATGTGGCGGCGACCTTGCCGCTGCTCGCGAGCGCCGTCAGCGCCTCGGCCGCGGCGCCCTGCGTGCCAACCGTCCCGGCGATCGTCTTCGCGTAGACCTGCAGTTGGCTGGTGGTGGTGCCGAGGTAGTTCCCCGTTAGGATCAGCGCCTTGTTGTATTCGGTGGTTTCCTTGGCGCCCTGGTAGAAGGCGACGCCGAGCGTGCCGACAGCCGCGGCAGCGAGGGTGAACGGGTTGATGAGGCCGAGCACGTAGCTGCCGAGCGCCTTCGCGGCCGGGCCGATGCCGCCGAACATGTCTTTTAGCTGGCCGCCCTGCTGCAGGAAAACGGTCAGCGGCGCCTGGCCGCCTTGAAGGCTGGTGAAGATGTCGGTGAACTGCGCCGGCACGCCACGAAGGGCGTTGGCGGTCTGCGCGGCCGAGACGCCAACCTTCTGCAGCGATGGCACGACGCCGTTCATCGCGTCCGAGGCGGCCTTCTGCTTGGCAATGGCCGCGTCGAGTTGCGTCAGGTACGGCTTGAGCGCGTCGACGTTCACACCGCGCTGGACGGCGAGCGACTCGAAGAACGCCGAGCCGGATTTCTTGCCGGCGTCGGCCGCCGCGGTGGCGCGCTGAATCGATCCCATCAGGTTCGACGTGGCGCGGTCTACCTTTGCACTGGCCGCGGCCGCGCCATCGCCGACGCTGTCGATACCCTTCGCCGCATCCTGGCCCGACTTCGACACGGCTTGCGCCATGTCCTTGGCCGAGTCCTTGATCTCTTGGAAGCCGGCCTTCGCCCCAGTCGCGTCTACGACTGGCGCTACGACGAGCTTGCGGCTGTCAGTGGTCATGTGTGTCCAGAATTGGGAAAGGCCCCGGAGGGCCTTAGTCGCTTTCGCGGTTCATTTCGTCGAGCGCCGCGCGCTCCATCTGCTTGATCAGCCCGAAGGTTTCCTCGTACTCGTGATCGCTGAGACGCAGTCGGTCCATCCGCGTGAACAGGACGCCGTAGTCGAGGGCGTAGGCCGCGCCATCCAAGCCGGCCCGGCGCCACTGGTTGCGGATCTCAGAGAACAGCTTCCAGGTCCGCCAGTTCTCGGGCCAAAGCTCCGCATCTTTCGATGCGTAGTGGTTGACGATTGCGAAGCCGAAGGCGTTCGGCTGATTCTTCGGGTCGTCCGACTCTGGGGTCTCGACAGCGGCCGGCGCGTACCACGCCACGACGGCCGAGATCAGTTTCCCAGGCGGCCTTCGGCGATGGCCGCGTCGTATGCCTGCACGATCGCCGCAACAGCGCCGGGCAACTCGTCCGCCAACTGCTGAAGGCTGGCTTGGCTGAAGTCGGCGTCGAGGTTCCAGCCCTCGAGCATCTGGGAAAGGAATTCGCCGCCCTTGTCGCGCCGCTTCTCCATGAACCGCTCCCAGAAGGCGGGATCACTCGGATCGAGCGCGCCGGCATCCTTGGACATCTCGTCCTTCAGGGCGCCGTAGGCCGTGACAGTGCGGTACTTGAACAGGCACTCGATGCTGCCGTCCGTGCCGTCGAGCATCTTGAACGTGACGAGCTTCTTGAAATTCTTGGGCGCTTTGCCGAGAGTAACTGTTGCCATGATCGTCTTTCTTGTAGTGAAAAAGGCCCGGGCTCGGGAGCTACCCGCGGGCGTGAAAGGCCCCGCCGAAGCGGGGCTGGCAACTCTTACGAGTAGCTGATCGTCCGGCCGAGGAAGGTGAACGCGGCGGTGACCGAGTTCGCCTGGCCCTTGTTGAGCTGCGGCACTTCCGAAACGCTCATGTAGCCGTAGCCGTAGGAGGTCGAGCCGCCCGACAGCAGGAGCTTGAAGGCGACCTTCGTGAGCGAGCGCGAGATGTCGACCATCGTTTGATAGTTGGCGTTCGACGGGTCATGGCCGAGGGTCAGGGTCGTCGAGGCGGCATTGAAGCCGACCGGGACGTTGATGTCGTTGCGGCGCGCGAGCGGGCTGATGGTCGTGAACTTTGGGTCGCCGCCAGTCGTCGAGATGGTCAGCACTTGGGGGATCGACACCCAGTTGCTGATCAGTTGCGCCGTGCCGGTGCCAGCGCCAGCCGTGTAGAAGCTGGTGTTGGTCGTGTTCAGGCCGGACACGCCGAAGCTCGCGGCGTCGATCGCGGTCGTCTTGAAGACGGTGTCGGTCGCGTCTTCCCAACCCGAGGTCAGCAGGATCTCGCTCGCGGCCGCGTAGCCGTGAGCGGCCGACGTGGCGACTGCCGGGTTGGCGTTGGTCAGCGCCGTGATGGTCTTCGCCGAGGCGAAGGTCTGGGAGAACAGAATTTGGGCTCCCTCGGGGAACGCATAAGACATCGGATACCTTTCAGGGCTCTCGCCCGCTTTCTTTCGCCCGAAAGGGCATAAAAAAAGCCGCCCGTTTGACGGGGCGGCCGTTGGTTGCCATTGCTGGCGTACAAATGAAAAAGCCCGCTCGGGGCGGGCTCTCAGTTGCTTGGATGCAGGCTAGGCGGCGGCTTCTTGTGCTCGCCTATCAGCCCAGTATTTCTGTCTTGCTGCGCGCATCTTCTCGAGCGCTTCCGTTGTGTGCTTCTTCCCCCGCCATGCTGCGGCGAGTCGGTCCTTGTCTTCTTGCGTGAGCGGCCTTCCTGGCATCCCCTTCAGCGCTGCCGACATGCGGGCCAACGTTTCAGGGCTTCGCTTCATGCCGCGATGTGCCGCCGCAGTCTTTGCGATCGCCTCTGGGCTCATCGGTCGGCCCTTGGCGGACGCCGACATCTTGGCTCGAGTTTCTGGAGGCCTTGGGCCGGTGTTCTTCCCGGTGAGTGCCGCCGACATCCGGCGCCTCGTCTCATCGCTGCGCTTGGCTCCGCTTGCCCCCTCGCCGCCATCTGTCATGTTCGCCAGCAAAACGCCGGTCTGCCGATGTTCAGCAATCAGCGCGCGCTCATGATCGAACGCGTGAACTTCCTCGTAGAAGTACGCAACGATCTCAATCAACAGACCATGCTTCGCCACGATGCGGCGCCACATGCTATTTCGATACTGCTTGCTCGCGGCCCGCTGGCCTTGCCCCTTGCCGACATAGAAGATTTCGCCGGAATCTGCCCGACGATGCACGTATGCGTAGAATTTGGCCTCAGCCATGACGTAGTTCACTCCTACTGATTGGTTAGAGCCGGCGCGGTGTACCACCACCAAGCCGGCTCGCCTATTTTACGAGCATCAGTACCAGAAACGAAACTCCTGCTGCGATCCGTAGACCAGCATGTCGTGGTCGTAGTCGTTGAACTTGGCGGACTGCGGGCGCGCGCTGAGCACGGTGCGCAGCGAGTCTTCGATCTGATCCATCAGCGCGACCGCTTCGGCGCGCGTGTTCGACCAGACGTTGATCTGCATGACGGCGTTTCTCTTGCCGGGCGCCGAGTTGTCCAGCGGGTCGAGCGTGTCGCCGCCGATCTGCTGAAACGTCACGTATGGCCGCACGGTGGTGGTCGGCGCGATGTCGGGATAGGCGCGCGGGCAGATCAGCTTCAGCGCGTTGAACAGGGTCGCTTCCATCGTCATGCAGCACCCCCGATGCGGCGCAGCAGTTCGGCTTCAGCCGCCGCGTAAGCCGCAGGAAACTTGTCGATCGCGCGCCGAACGAATGCTTTCGCCGGCACTTGGATAGGCGTCGGCAGCGTCACCCAATAGGCATCCTTCGCGGCCTGCGAGGCGTGGCGGCCGGGCTTCGGCTTGCCGGCCATCCCGGGGCGCACGCGCGGCCCGCGGAACTGGCCCTTGTCGTCGATCACCATCTCGTAGCGCTGCAGGTAGCCGTTCTCGACGAGCCACGCATGCGGCGCCTTGCTCGCGTTCCAACTGACGTGATAGGTCGCCAGCCCCGGCTTGCTGTTCTCTGGGCTAAACTTTTGGTAGATGCTTCGGTCCAGCCGCCCGGTCTTCTTGCCGATCGCCTGCACGTTCCGCTTGACGTCGTCATAGAGAACCTGCGCCGCGGCTTGGGCGGCGGGCCGCACGGCCTCATTCAAGTTGCCTTCCATGCGGTCGAAGACGGCATCAAGGCCGGACGTGTCCAGCTTCATAACGAAGCTGTTTTTTCCGTTCGCCATTACGCGACCACCTCGCACACGATATTGATTCGGTCGCGGTGCTGCATGTCAGGCAGGACGCTTTCGATTTTGTAGACCACGCCATCAGCGCCGACGAAGCGCATGGCCGACGTGATGCCGGCGCGCTTGTGGATCTGGATGCTCACCTTTGACGTGCTGGCGACAGCACCCGCGCGAATCGCCTCCACGCCTGAGACGTAGCGGATACTCGCCCACTCTTGCGCAACCTCGGTCCATGACGGAATCGGCTGGCCCTCGTCGTCCTGCGTCGTTTCCGGCTGCTGGAGCGAAACCGGATCGGTGAGAGTGCCCGCGCGCATCAGATCCCCATGCTCACGCGATAAGGCGCGAGGACAGCCCGCGAGCCTTGCGGCAGGCTGGCTACGGTCACGCCGACCACCGTGTCTTCGCGATTTGCGAACAGGTGCCCGAGGATCATCAAGGCGCCCGCCCGAATCATGTCGTCGATCACGATGCCGGCGCGCGTCCTGCGGGCGGAATCCTGCGCCTCAGCGTAGACGTAGGAGGCGTATTCCTCTGCGGCGTCCTGCGCGATAGCGTCGTCGATGGCCCCGGCCGCAGTCATGGCCGCTTCGTAGGCGACGCCCGCGGCGATCAAGGCGGCAGGAACGGCAGCAATGGCCGCATTCAGCGCCGTCTGATCCGCGTAGATGTTGCGGTTCAGGAACTTCGCCGCCATCATCTCGGCCGCGCCGAGGGGGCCGGCGACCTGCACATCGGGATAGTCCGAGGCCACGCGCAAATGCGCCTTGGCGGTAGGCAGGTCGATCAGGCTCATTTCTTGCCCTTGGTGGCCTTGACCGGCTCTAGCGCCGGCTCTGCCTTCGGCTCGTCTACAGCAGCGACGCCGAGGTCAACCAGATGCTTTGCGAGGTCGACGGACACACGCGCGCTGTCGCCCGCGACAAAGCCGCCGATGAGCGAGTTCGCGCCACCGACTAGAAACTTGATTTGCGTTTGCATGTGCTTGTTCTCCAGTAAAAAGGCCCGCCGAAGCGAGCCTTTTTGGTTGAGAATCTGACCGATTAGGCCGGCGACAGCAGACCACCGCGAACCGCGGCCGGCTTCTCTGTGGCGAGGGCCAGACGACGCTCGGCGCGCAGCGTGATCAGGTTCTTGGTGAAGTTGTCCGAGTCGCTGTCCGACATCTCGACCACGACGCCTTCACGGTTGTAGACCATGTAGGCTTCGCCGAACGCGCCGACTTGGAAGTTGCCAGCGGTCAGGCCGATGGACTGCACGACCGGCAGACCGAACAGGCGCGGCTCGCCACCAGCGCCGACGCTGTAGAGCGTCTGGCCGGCTGCAACCGTCATCAGTTCGATTTCCATCGAAGCCCAGTCTGCCGGGTTCAGCAGGACGGCCGTTGCCGGGAAGCCGGCAGCGTACAGGTCGCCGATGACCTTGCGGATCAGGGCGAAGCGCTTCAGCGTGGTCGCGGGGAAGGCGGTGATGTTGGCGGCGGTGTAGCCGTGCGCGGTGTAGTTCGCCGCGATGAAGGTGCCGCTGATCGCAGGAGCGACGCCCGAACCGACGACGAGCTGGGTGTCGACCTTCTGGTCAACGCCGTAGCGCATGCGGGTGTTCACGTAGGCGGCGAGCGCGGTGTTGTCCGCGGCGAGCTGCTTCGAGATCTTGATCCAATGCGCCACCGTCGAGACGGGCATGTTCACCAGCGACCAGGTCAGCGCCGATTCGCCCTTGGCCGTGTTTTCCGCCGCTTCCGCTGCCGAGTTGGTGTACGAAGCTTCCTTCGTGAACTCGATGGCGTTCGACGTGGTCGTGGTCGACGGCAGCAGGGCTTCCATCGAGAACGGCAGGTAGGCACCAGCCACGACACCGGGCTTGCGATCCGGGGCGACGTTGGCGTCAGCGCCGACCAGCGTGTTCTTCACTTCGATCCGCATCTTCTGCGAACGGCCGCCAGCGAAGTCGGCGTAACGCTCCGACTTGATGACTTGACCGCCCCAGGTCTCGTCAGCCTTGACTTCCGGCTGTGCCGAGCCCTTCTGCTCGATCTGGGTCAGGCGGTCGGCGAGTTCGCGCTGCTGCGTGCCGATGGCTTCGAGGGCGGTCTTGGTGTCGGCGGACACTTGACCGAGGGTCTTGGCTTCGCCTTCGGCCTTGGTGGACATGGCGACGAGCTTTGCCTCGACGGAATCGAGGGCTTTCATGATGGCTTCGGACATTTTTTGCCTTTCTTGGGCGTAAAAAAACCGCCTCAAGGGCGGTCGGGTGGTTGCGGGTTGTGCGTCAGGCGCTGAGCTTTTGCAGTCGCTCGAGGATCAGTGCCGCGGTTTTCGCGTCGGCGTTCTCGTGGGCATCCCGCCCGTCGAAGATCGCTTTCGCGCGGGAGACGATCGCCATCGCCTCCCACTTGCCCAGCCCCGCATCCCGCAGCAGCCGTTCAATGTCTCGCTCGGTCTTGCACTCGGGCAAGAGAGCTTCAAAGTCGATGGATTTCACGCTCGACAGGTCGATGCGCGCGGCTCCGTCAGCCGGGAAGACGACCGGCGAGACTTCCATCAGGTTCGACCACTTGTGAATCAAGCGGCCCGCCTTGGTTTCCTCGAAGTCGCCCTTGCGCAGCATGCCGCCGATGCTCAGGCCGTCGAGCGTGCCGTGCTTCATGGCCGCGCCGACGTCGTTCGCCAGTCCGAGGCCCGGCGTGAGTTCGCCTTCGACAAAAAGCCCGTGATCGTCTTCCTTGACGGTCGTCCACTTGCCGATTGGCATGTCCCAGGCGTGATTGAAGAACATCTTCGGCGCGCCGGCCTTGAGCGTTTCGGAGAAAGCGCCCTTCTTGATGGTGTCGCCGTAGCTGTCGACGCCACCGAAGACGGACGCATACCCGGAAAACTTGCCGGTGTCGCCTTCCATCTTCAGGCTCACATCATTGAGCGATAGAGTCTTGTGCAGAAGCATCGATGCCCCCCTTCGGTTGTACTTTGCCGAGCATGTCCAGCGGCACTAGGTTGCTTTGAACGGTCAGCGTGTCGGTGCCGTCGATATGCGGCCAGCCCTCGAGCTGGCGAACCTCTGCGCGCGTAATCAGCCCGTTTTGGACGTTTTTGGCGTGAATCTCGGCCCGATCCTTCGCGCTTCCGCGCAAAAGGGCGTCCATTGCGAATTCCGCGCTCATATTCGAGCGCTGGCGAGGCGTCATGACCCGCTTTCGGACGGCTTGCTCGATATTGACCACCATCGGGCGGATCGTCAGCTTGTAAAAGAAGCCTTCAATCACGTCCTCGTTGCCGTATTTCACCGAGCCCGGACCGTTGATTAGGACGGTCGGAGTGCCGAACCAGCGGCCAATCTGCTCCACGCCGAACTGCCGAGTCTCAAGAATCTGCTGATCCTCGGGGCTCATGCTGAGCTGCTGATACTTCATGTTCGCTTCCAGCACGGCCAGGCGCGAAATGCTGCCCGATGCGAGGTCGCCGTACTGCGCTTTGAGGCCGTTGCGCTGATCCGGCGTCAGCGCCGAGTCAATCATCAGCACTGCCGTGGGCTTGCCGCCGTTTCCGAACACCTTCGACGCCGCGGCCTGCGCTTTGGCCTGCTCGTCCGTCGTCGCCCGCATGAACTCGAGCTTCTTCAGCCCGACCGTGCCGTTACCCAGGTTCTTCAGGTGCAGGACGCTGCTCTCACCCAGCACCGCGATGCCGTTGTCGACGGTGTATTCGTAGGCCATCGACCCATCATTTAGGACAATGGCGCGCACCTGATCGGCCGACATTGGCCACATCGCGACGACTTCATCGCCCAAGCGCTCGAGCCGCGCATAGGCATTGCCGCGCAGGTCGTGGTTCATCATCATCGCACGCCAGAATTCGAACGGCGTCATGCGCGAATTCGGGCTTTCGTGCAGCAGCGAATACAGCCGCGACGTGCGCGCGAGTTCCTTTTCGCCACCCTTCTGCTTGTAGGCGAAGAAGGGGAGGCTCGCGATCGTGTTCGCGCGCAGTTCGATGCAAGCCCACACCGCATCGAGTTGCAGGGCGCCATCGACGCCGATGTTCGCGACGCCTTCGGTCAGCGTGGTCGCCGGAAGGCCGTATTGCTCGCCCTGAGACTCGGACAAGGCACCGCCCCAGCCGAACCAGCGGCTGACGGTCTGGAGGATTGATGCCATTTAGAAAATGAGTGGGTTTGCCAAGATGGCGTCGACGTTCATCGAGGCCATCGGGTTCAGTGACAGCAGCGTCACCGCGTTAAAAGTCGCCATCAGCGGGTCGATCTTTGCCGTCCCGGATGCCTGTTTTGTGATCACGATCGCGTTGCCGCGGGGTTCGACCCGGGCGTTCCCGACGCACCAAGCCATCATTGGCTGCGCGCCATGCACCAGCACGCCTTCGGCCAGCTTCCGCTCGGCGGTTTTCACGGCGCCCGACATCTTGTATCCCTGGCTGATGCCGATCACCTTGTCTTCAGGAACGCCAGCATCGACCATTGCATCAAGAATGCCGCCGAGACCTGCCGGGTCGCACCCGATCTTGTCCAGCAGACCCGATGCCTCGCACTGTTCGAAGATCTCGGCCACCTGATACACGTCATCGCCAACGTTTTGGACGAGGACCAGGTCGCCGCTCTTTGCAAAGTCGCGCAGCCGCGGGGCAATCTCCTTGCGCCGCTCGAGCACCGAAGGATGAGCCCATGCCTTCGTCCACAGCAGCCACTTCCGCGTCGCCTTCTCGCGGCCGATCACCGCGGCGCCCAGCAAGTCATCCAGGCCGCCGCCGTCGATGCCGCCACAGACCACCTCGCAGCGATCAAGCAGGGATTCGAGGGTCAGAGCCTTCTCGACGCCCTGCTGCTCCCAGAAATCCGCGCCGGCCCAGCGGTCGGAGCGGAGGTTCAGGCCGATCTCGACGTTCAGATGCTTGGCGAGAAACTCCTTGAACTCCTGTTCGCCGCCCTCGCGCGCCTGGCTGTGCAACTGCGTGATCCGCTCGATGTCGACCGACGCACCCCAATTCGGGTTTGTCACATAGGCGTTCTCGAGATCCTCGTAAGCCTTGCTCTGCAGCATGGCGTCCGGGAACTCGTAGACCACCGGCAGGAACTTCCGGTCCTTGACCTTGCCGTCGCGCACCTTGCGCGCGTAGTCGAGTTTCGCCTTGAACACCCCGGCAGGCGGCTCGGCCGACTGGGTGGTCGCGTAGATCACGAAGCCTTCAGGCCGCGACGCCAGGCCGCCCGTCGCCTCGAGCAGCATGTTCGAAGCCTTCGCCTGCTTGCCAAACTCGTGCAGCTCGTCGACGAAGACGAAAGACGCCTTCTTGCCCGACACCGTGTCGCTGTCCGCGGCGACCACCTTCAGCGTCGCCCCGGTCTCCAAGTGCGTGATCGTCCGAAAGTAGTCCTGAACCTTCAGCAAAGCAGACAGGTCGTCGTCCGCTTTGATGAAGTCTCTGATCGGCTTGTAGCTGTTGTCCGCGATTTCCTTCGTCGGCGACAGGATCAGCAACTCGGCCGACTGGCGCCAATTCATCAGCAGCGCCGTCAGCATGATGGCCGCGGCGATCGTGCTCTTGGCGTTCTTCTTACTGACCATCAGGAAGAACTCGTTGATGTGGCGCCGGCCCGCTTCAGGGTCTTCTGCGCCGAACACCGCCATCACGAAGTCACGCAGCCACGGAAGCGACGCATCGCCGAGCAGCGGCTGGCCGACCACGTCGACCATCTCAAACTTCCCGCACATATCCCATGCATCCGCAGCCACCGAGGGAAACAGCGGCGGGCAGACGATCAGCGACTCGCGCGCGACGATCCGCCTCTCCCAATCCGGGCAGGCGGTCGTCCAGTCCATCGCTTACTTAGCCGACGCGACCAGCCGCGGCCCCTGCCGAACGCCGAACTTGCCGCCCGACGCCGCCTTCAGGCGATCCGCCGCGTCATCCTTCTTGCCGCCCTCGCCCTTCTTCGGGTGGACGTACTGCGCCGCGGTCTTGGCGGCCTCGAGCCGCAGCTTGTCCTCGACGTCGTTGTCGTTCATCACCGACAGCAGGAATTCCAGAGGAGTCTGCTTGCCGCTGGTCGCGATCGTCTTCTTCTCGGCCTCAGTTTGGGGCTTGCGACCAGCTCCAGGCCGGGCGCCGCCGCTTCGACCCTTCACTCCTGCCATTTGATTCCTTTTGAATAGGGGGATTCTGTTGCGCGTGAGGAACAGGTCGGTTTCCGCCAGGCCGACCGGATGAACTTCCGACCCCCCTACCCCGTCTGCCCGCCCCGTGGTGCCCCATGGGTCCACTAGGACAGCGCAGGAGCGTCGATCACCGACCAGCCCGAGCCTTGGCCTCGGCTGCGGTCTTCGCCTCATGGCAGGGCTTATCGCAAAGGGGCTGCAGGTTCGACTCATCGTTGCTGCCTCCCTGCTCGCGAGGGATGATGTGGTCGATGTGGTCCCTGCCTGCCACCCAGACCGAGCCGCACTTGGCGCATCGGTATCCATGGGCGAGGGCTACACGTTGGCGCTTTGCCATCCATGCCCTGCCTCGCTCCATCTCTGTGGTGCCTGCCTTGGCCTCGAGCATCGGCGCCCTTGATGTCTTCAAGGTGCCGAGCCGGGGCTTGAGGGTTGGGAGGCTCACCCCTTGAGCCTGTCGATGACATCCAGCAACTGCCGATTGGCAACCAGCAGGGTCTGGATGTTCCCTTGCTGGACCTCTACCAACTCCATCAGGGTGCCGATCAACCTCTGTGCTTCAGCGGGCAGCGATGCAAGCTCACCTTGCAGGCTGTTCATGTCGCGGATGAAGGCTTCGGGCTGCATGTCAGCGCCACGCCCTGATTGGGTAGCGCCCTGTGCTGCCCGTCACCAGGTAGCGGACACCGAGCCACGCGGCCTTGAGAGGCGCAACGCCGAATGACATCGCCATCCTGCGCGCGTTGAGCGCTCCCTTGATGCGGTGCATGGTGCTTCCTTGAGGGTGAAGCCCATCCATCACGGCACAGCCGCTGGGCTACTGGTTTGCGGTCGCCTGATGCTCGCGCCACCGCACGCGCGGGAAACTCCGTCAGGCTCGGGGAGATGATGAATCCGGCGTCCCGCTTGTCGCAGGCGGCGGCCGAGGCTGGGTCCTAGGAATCGACACTGTCGATCCGGGTGCTGGCTCCACGCTTGCACCTAGGGACATCACTCGGCCGGCGTTCTCACCGAAAGTGGAAAAGCCCGCGAGGCGTGAACCTGGCGGGCTTGAATTTGGCAAACGGTAGAGGCACCTCTCCCGTCCGGTGCTGATCGTCCAACAAACGAGCGATGGCGTCAACGTGATGCGTGCCAACTTTCTCACGCTTCTCACGGATATGACGCAGGAATGTGGCGGGCACCATCAATCCAGTACCTCAGTTCGTCGCACTCACTCCAACTGTTCCAGCAGACCTCGGCCGTCGCGTCGCTCTCGATGGCGCTTCCGTCCGCCAGAACGACCAACACCCGATGCTTGCCCGTGGTCGGTAGGCCCTCAGCGTCGAAGCGCACATAAGGACGCGAGGTCACCGCGCCATCGATTCTCACCGAGACCGGCTCACTAGATGCGGAGAAGCCGCGGCAGTCGATCAACACGCCGTCGAGGTAGATCCGAGTTCCCTCCTTGGGGCGAACGCTCATAGGACACCGGCTTGAATCAGCCGCTTGGTCAAGAGGTTCCTTGCCTCCATGATCACGACCCCGCGCTCGAGCTGGTCAGCCGGCAGCCGCGGATTGCTCCAGACGTTCGCCCCGACGTGCAGGTTCCGGGCGATGGCGTAGATGGCGCTGCGGTAGGGCTGGGTCTTCGGGATGTCGGGCAGTTCCGCGACCTGAGCCTCGATGGTCTCCATGGTGGAGCCGTGCAGCTCGTCCTGGATCACGTCGCTGGTGCT